TATGTTTTCTATACTTCCAAAACGAAAACAGTTCTTTAAGTACATCAAAGGCAAGAAAGATTTGTCATTACAAGAGAAGAAAATTCTCGCAAAATATTTTGATATTGGTCTGAGAGAAGCTGAAGAATATATTAGGCTTCTAGAAGTTGACCAGATTAAAGAGATACTTGAAATTTATCGTTGTGGGAAAAACACTATCATAGACTTATAAATACTTCCAACATATTTTAGGGGGGTATTTATGAGGTATAAGGCACCAAAATTTGACAACAAAGCCCAATGGGTACCGATAGTAGTTAAAGATAAAGATTGGTTGATAGGATATGTTGCTGGTATCCAAATGATAGAGTCATTAGTTTTAGACACTCTTGCTGAAAATGGTGTTGAAATAGACTTAAGAGGAATTGACCTTTGCCTTGATAGTTCAAGATTCAATGACATTCTTGAGAATGGTAGAAGAGAATCTGAATGTACTCAGTCTGAAATGAAGAAATACTACAGTGATATGGTAGAAGAGAAAATGACAATGATAAAGGAGAGCCATCCAGATAATGATGTCTCTGTCTTTGATGATTGCTTCTTAGAGGTAGAATGTGGTTGTGGACTAGGAGTATACGTTTTCAAGACACCCCATGAGATACCTGATAAACGATTCAAATGCCAAGTCTGCGGAAGAACTATCATTGACTATACATATCACGATGATGAAGAATTTGATTTTGATGGGGAGATTACATCCCGTTTAGATAAGATAACAGAGGAAATTCAGAAAAGAATTGACGATGAAGTTAAGAAGGTATCTGATGCCCTTGAGGAAGATGAAGATGATGAAGAAGAGAACTTATTTTAAAGGAGAAGATTATGAACATTGCTAAGAAGATTAAATGCGTTCATTGTCAGTCAACAGTTGAAGACGATGGTTCTTGTACTTGTGGTAAGGTAAAGCTTACAAACGGTACGATTACTGAAGGTAAACTTGGGACTGATTATGTTGATGTTTCGGCAAAGATTTTGAATGAGTCTGTCTAAAAATGAAAATTAAATAATGACTACTATGGCAACGTAGTAGTCATTTGTATTGAAGGAGATTGATATGAAAAAGGTAATACTTATATCAGGTAAATTACAGTCTGGTAAGAATCAGTTCGCAGAATATCTACAGAAAAAATTTGAAAAAGGTTATAAAGTCTCCACCGATCTATTCGCAAGATCACTGAAAGATGGTTGTAAGACAGACTTTGCTAAGTTGTCGGCTGTTCTTGAGTCTTTGTCAGAACAGATTAAGTCCAAAATAAATCTATATGCTGACACAAGAGAACATATGATGAATCCAGATGCTATTAATGATATTGAGAGAACTGTCGATCAGTTGAAGATTAGAGACTTAAATTGGTATGAGGATAAGACTGAGATTACAAGGGTTATCCTTCAGCTTTATGGAACTGATATTTTCCGTAACAGAGTGAATGATAACTGGTGGGTAAATCAAATGAAAGAAAGAGTTTTGGCATCTGATTCAGACATTATCCTTATTACAGATACAAGATTTCCTAACGAGATTGAAGAGATGTATGTCGATTCTTACGAAACTATCACCATAAGAATCCAAAGAAATATAAATACTCAAGAGCGGATTGCTTCTCATGCTTCAGAGACATCTCTTGACGATTGGACCGAATGGGACTATGTTGTTGAAAATAATGGGACTCTTGAAGATTTGAAGTCTTCTGCTGAACTAGTTGTCAACTCAATTCTTGGTAACTATAATATAGAAAAACCAGTAGGACTTTTTACAAGAAAAAGCAAGGAGAATATACAATGGGTAAATTCACTGAATTCGTGAATCAAAAGCTTCTTAAAGAAGAAGCAAAGAAGGTTTCAACTAATCTTCTAAAAAATATTATTGATGTTATGAAAGAATATGTAACAACAGAATATGACTTGTCGGAAGACGAGAAAATGCAAATCATAAATAATATGGAAATCAGTGTAGAAGAACATGGCAAGGGAATTTTGACAAACAGTCCTAAATTTGTTGCTACTTCTAAATACAATGAGAGTGAAGGTAAATCAACTCCAGTCGAAATCACCATAGAAATTGTGACAGAAAAGATTGGCAGAAAGTCAGAGGTTGAACCAGCCGATGACGATGATGATGCTTCTGGTGGTGAAGAGATTGACAACGGTTCGGAGGAATAATATGAGCATAATAGATAAAGTACAAGAATCAATAGATGGAAAAAAGGGAAAATTCCCACCAGAAAGACTAAAAGAGATTAAGACTATTGCTATTCCTGTTGGTAATGTTTGGTCTAACTACGCTGATGGAAAATACGGAACCTATAAAGAACGTCGTACAGACGAAGAACTTCGATCCTTTATTGCTGAGATAAAAGGGATTATTCAGAAAGGTATAGATGATTTGTCTAAGGTTGGTGTTGAAATTCAAATCAGTGACAAACCAAAGCACACTGGCAATATGATGTCAATGGATACCAATATTCTTATTGACGGAGAAAAACGTTTCGAATGGGGTGCTGTAACTTCTCAACATCTTGGAATGGTTGCCGAGAAATTTGACCGTGCCTTGTCAGTCATAGCACGCCTTGAAGAAGAACTTGGTGTAAGGACTGGTGATGAAGAGAAGATTGCATCAAGGAAACATTCTGATGCAGAAGCCAATGCAATAGGAAGTTTCTATTCTGACGCAAGAAAGAGGGCTAAGGCATCTGGATCCCCAACTTGGGTAGGAGATTAATATAGATCACGCAACCTATATTATATAAGGCAATAAAAAGATTAAAATAAACCTTGACAAACATTCTGGCATATGATATCTTTTATACATAAGAAATTAGAGAAGAAGAAATGGGATGTGACAATCATTAAGGTGACAGAGGAAGAAATAACCTTGCTTGGGATTGTCAAAATCAAGAGAAAAAAGAAATTTGAAAAAAACCTTGACAAACATTCTGGCATATGATATCTTATTAGGGATGATTAAATGAGAGAGGGAAATGTCCTCTCAAAACTTTTTTCAAAAAAATGTTGACAAACAATCTGGTAAATGGTATATTTTTTATAAATAGTTTAAGAAGGGAAAATTCAAAGGATTTATAGCAGACGGGACAGGTCGTTATCTGAACAAGGCTCATATCCTTGGCGAACTGAGTTAAACTCTCAGGTGTTGCAACCAAATCCAAAAGAAATAAAAGGAAAAGTTATGAAAAACACAATCTGTAAACAGCAAACCATTAAGACCCATAAGGGCGCATTTATTAGTGCCATGCCCGTGGTCTATACCTGGCTCAATGCTGATGAACAAACAGATAGAAATCCAGGACATAGAATAAAAACCTGACTTATAACAATTCAATAGAATTTAAAAGAGAGTCAGGTGAAAACTTGACTCTCTTTTTTTTATCGCTCTTTGACATTTTTGGGAACTAACAAAAGCACATTTATTAAGAAGAATGTTATTTCTCTTGTAGAAATTGACATAAATGTGGAGGGGACTTCGGTCCCCGACACTCCATTTAATTTACTAATGATGAGTCGTTATACCGTAGGGGTAGCGGGACTGGCTGTAACCCAGTTGTGAAAGCTCGGGTGGTTCGACTCCATCACGGCTCACCATCAGTAAATTAAGTATATTTTATGCCTCCGTGGTGTCAATGGTTTAGCACGGCCGCCTTTTAAGCGGTAAGGTATAGGTTCGAATCCTATCGGGGGTACCAATTTTTTAAGTGTTATAGGTGCGTGGCAGATAGGGATGCAGCAGTCTCCAAAACTGTGACGTAAGTCAATGGGGGTTCGAATCCCTCCGCACCTGCCAAATCGAGGAGTTTCTTGGGTTCTCCCACTTGTAGAGAGAAATTAAAAACCCAAGGCATTATGCCCCTGAGGTGTTACGGTTTGCATCGCTGACTCTTAATCAGACAGGTGAAGGTTCGAATCCTTCCAGGGGTACCAATTTTTGCGGATGTAGTATAACGTCATTATACCCGGCGTGATATCGGCTGGGAGACGGTGGTTCAACTCCATCCATCCGCACCAAATTTTCGGAATGTTGGTCTAGTCGGTCTAGGATGTCTCCCTGTCACGGAGAAGGCCACGGGTTCGAATCCCGTACATTCCGCCAATTTTTATTGCCCCATCGTCCAAAGGCTAGGACGTCAGATTTTGAATCTGAAAATGCTGGTTCGAGTCCATCTGGGGTAGCCAATTTTTATCTGAGGGTAGGCTAGCGGCTTAGTCACTCGGCCTGGAACCGAGACCACGGGAGTTCGAATCTCCCCCCTCAGACCAATTCAGCCAGAAAATGTGGGTTCGAATCCCTCTCCCGGCTCGATACAGGTGGGATCGTCTAACGGATAGGACTCTGGCATTATTTTTATGGTGGCGTAGAGTAGCGGTCAAACTCATCATCCTTTCAAGGTGAAAATCGTGGGTTCAAATCCCATCGCCACTACCAATTTTTTTATTGGCTCGTCGTATAATGGCATTGCACCAGATTGTTACTCTGGAGGATGTAGGTTCAAGTCCTACCGAGCCAGCCAATTTTTTACTGGATCGTCGCTCAATGGCAGAGCAACAAGCTGTTAACTTGTCGTGGCGCAAGCCCAACTGGGGGTTCAAGTCCCTCCGATCCAGCCAATTTTTTGCACCCTTGGTGTTTAACGGTCTAGCATACTAGCCTTCCAAGCTTGGGGAATCGGTTCGAATCCGATAGGGTGCTCCAATTTTTATTGGGATATCGT